AACTGCAACTTCGGGAGACCCAGGCCCAGGCGATATTCGTTGGAGTAATGCAACTCAAATAAATGCAACCACATTATTTATTGATCATAACGATACAAATGGCAATGATATTGATGTGTTTCTTGCTCTGCTAGATGCAGAAGATTTTGTAATTATTCAAGACCGCGATGTTCACACTAATTTTCAAAAGTTCAAGTTAACTGCAGCAGGCACTGTTTTTGGCGGTTATACCTCTTTGCCAGTTGTGCTTGATTCTTCAAGTGGCACTGGCACTACTAACTTTTTCAATAATCAATCGCTTGCGCTATTACTTATTGCAGTTGGTACAACTGGTGCTACAGGCGCGACTGGCCCTGTAGGTGCTACTGGACCTATTGGCGCTACAGGTAACACTGGTCCAACTGGCCCAATTGGTGCAACCGGTGCTTCAGGCGCGGATTCAATCGTTCCAGGTGCTACAGGTCCAACTGGCCCTGTTGGTGCCACTGGCCCTGTTGGTGCTAGTGGATCAAATGGTGCAGTTGGTGCTACAGGTGCCACTGGCCCTGTAGGTGCAACCGGTGCTACTGGCCCTGCAGGTATTGATGGTGCCACTGGCCCTGTTGGTCCTACAGGTGCAACTGGTCCTATCGGTGCTACTGGACCGCAAGGAATTCAAGGCATCCAGGGTGATGTTGGTGTTACTGGTCCTATCGGTGCTACTGGCCCTGTTGGCTCTACTGGTCCTACAGGTGCTACAGGATCTGCAGGAATTGATGGTGTTACAGGTCCAACTGGCCCAACAGGTGCTACAGGTCCTACGGGTACTACAGGCCCAACAGGTGCTACAGGAAATGTTGGCCCAGGTGGCGCAGATGGTGCAACAGGTGCTACAGGTCCAACTGGTCCTACAGGCTCAACTGGTCCTAATGGTGCTACTGGTCCAACTGGTGCAACAGGCACTACCGGTGCAACTGGTGCAACAGGTGCAACAGGCTCTGCCGGTGCGAGTGCTGCAATTACCTATTCATATTCTGCAACTAGCGGCCAAACAACATTCTCAGGTACTGATCTTAATTCTCTTACCTTGGCTTATACTGTTGGAGCTGAACAGGTTTATCTGAACGGCGTTTTGCTTGTTCGAGGCAGTGATTACACTGCAACAAACGGCACTAGCGTAGTTCTAGCAAGTGGAGCAGTTTTAGATGATGTGTTGCTTGTGGTGGCTTATGGAACATTTAATGTTGCAGATGCTTACACAATCGCACAATCAGATGCACTTTTAAGTTCAGATCAAAACATTCTAGCAAATCAGATATTCGGATAAGGAAACCTAAATGCCATCATATTCAAAGCAATTACTTAGCGGTTCAACAAACGGCAGAGGTATAAAAGTTGTAGCAACTGCAACTGCAGGCACACTTATCCATACTGCCGTTGCTGGCACATCACCTGAAGATGAAATTTGGCTTTATGCTCACAATACTTCATCTGCTGCAGTAAAACTTACCCTTGAATGGGGTGGAACAACATCACCTGATGATCATATTGAGGTAAATGTTGGAGCTGAAGGAACAGGCTTAATTCTTGTTGCACCGGGTATTCTTTTACAAAATGGCCTTGTAGTGCGTGCGTTTGCAGGAACTGCCAATGTTATTAATATTTTTGGTTATGTGAATCGGATCGCTTAATGAGTCGCTACGGGCAACGCACTAGATTAACTAACTCTGCAACATCAGATGTTGTTGCAAATTGGTTTGGTAATCAACAAGCAACTTTAACTTTGGAATATTTAATTGTAGCCGGCGGTGGAGCCGGCGGTGGAAATATTGGCGGCGGTGGTGGTGCAGGCGGTTATAGAACCTCTGCATCATACTCATTTTCTCCATTGATAAGTTATGCAGTGCAAATTGGCGCCGGTGGTACAGGTTCAAGTGCTGGTGGTACTCAAGGCACAAATTCTTTTTTTGATGTAATAAGTTCGGCAGGCGGTGGTATTGGCGGTTACGATTCAGCCGATAATGCTACGGCAGGCGGTTCAGGCGGTGGTGCCGGTGCTGGTGGTGGAACAATGGCAGCCAAGGCTGGTAACACTCCAAGTGTTATTCCATCACAAGGAAACGCAGGTGGAGTTAATTCTACTGGTGGCACTAACTTATCTTCAGCAGGTGGCGGTGGTGGTGCAGGTGCAGTTGGTGGCGATGGTGGTGCCAATGTTGGTGGCGCTGGTGGTGCTGGTGTTTCTAATTCAATATCAGGTTCAGCTTTATTTTACGCAGCAGGCGGTGGTGGTACAACATTCTCAACTACAGTAAATGGTTCAGGTGGTTTAGGTGGTTCTAGCATTGGCGGTAATGGTGTAACTGTTACAGGTTTTCCAATTGCAGGTACAAGCGGAACTGCAAATCGTGGCGCAGGTGGTGGTGGCGGTTCAAGAGGTTCAGGCTCAGGTGGAAATGGTGGTTCGGGTATTATTATTTTAAAATATTCTGATTCTCTTACAATTACAATTGGTGCAGGGCTAACTGCAACAACTGCCACACCAGGTACTGGATTTAAAATTACAAGTATTACTTCAGGCACCGGAAATGTGAGTTGGGCATAAATGACTAAAGCACGCGATCTTGCAAATGTTCGATACACAAAGGGTTCAACTGCTAACCGGCCAACAGGCAATCAAGGTGATCTTTACTACGATACAACTGAAGATAATTTGTATCAGAAAAATGCAACTACTTGGGCAGTAGCAGGTGTAGCAAATGCCATAATTGCTGAAATGTTAGTTGTTGCAGGTGGTGGCGGTGGTGGAACTTGGACTGGTGGCGGTGGTGGCGCTGGTGGCGTTGTTGGATATACAAGTCAAACATTTACAAGCGGTACAACTCACACAATCACAGTAGGATCTGGTGGTGCAGGCGGTTCTTATGCTGGACCCCCTAGAGGAACTCAGGGAATTAACTCATCTTTTGGTGTTCTTACTGCCTCAACTGGTGGCGGTGGTGGCGGTGGTTTTAATGGTTCTTATGCTGCACCTACAACTGGTGGATCAGGTGGTGGTGGAACAACAGATCAACCTGGTGGTGGCGCACAAACTGGAGCAGCAGCATCTCCAACTGGCCAAGGTAATGCTGGTGGTTCATACACAAGAGATAGTAATTACGCTGCTGGTGGCGGTGGCGGTGCTGGTGCCGGTGGTGCTAATAACTCTGGAACAACTGCGGGTTCAGGTGGTGTTGGAACATCCGCTTATTCAGCTTGGGGATTAGCAACAAGTTCAGGCCAAAATGTTGGTGGAACTTACTTTTTTGCAGGTGGCGGTGGTGGCGGTAGCAATGGAGCAGGTTCACAATCAACTGGTGGATCAGGTGGTGGTGGTGCTGGTCGTGTTAGTTTTGGTCAAACACCTGATGCTGGAACTGCAAACACAGGCGGCGGCGGTGGTGGTGGGCCAACAGGTTCAGGTGCAACATCTGCAAATGGTGGCAATGGTGGCTCAGGAATTGTAATTATGAGATATTCAGATGCTTCACCTGATTTAACAACAATTGCAGCAGGCTTAACTTATACTAAATACACAACAGGCGGTTACAAATATTACAAATTTACCGCAGGAACAGGATCGGTAACTATCTAATGGCACACTACGCATTTCTTGATGAAAACAATATCGTAACCGAGGTTATCCCAGGGCGAAATGAAGATGAAGTTGTTGATGGCATCTCTGATTGGGAAGCACATTACGGCGCATTTCGTGGGCAGGTATGCAAGCGCACCTCATATAACAATAACTACCGAAAGAATTATGCGGGAATTGGTTTTTACTTTGATGAAGCACGCGATGCCTTCATTGCACCAAAGCCATTTGAATCTTGGCTTTTGAATGAGGAAACTTGCATTTGGGAAGCACCTACACCAATGCCTGCAGATGGCGCTTTTTATCGTTGGGTTGAGGATGATCTTAACTGGCAGGTAGTACCAACCGAATAACGCACTAACCAGGGGGAATAATGCGGTTTCACATTGTAGCTTTGCCTCATACTCAAGTAACAAAAGAGTATGCAGGATGTGCCTTTACTGAAAAGGTACGCCGTTTTGTAATGATGATGAAGGCTCAAGGCCATACTGTTTATTTGTATGCCGGCGAGCAATCTGAAGGTATTGAAGATGAGTTAATCACCTGCATATCTGAAGAGATGCGAGCGCAAGCCCAAGGATTTAATCACTACACAAGCGTTTCATTTGATACATCCCTGCCACACTGGCAAACCTTCAATGGCAACGCTATCCGAGAGATAGCAGCGCGATTTGAAGAGCAAGATTTCATCTGCCTTATCGGCGGTGGCGCACACAAGCCAATTGCCGATGCCTTCCCAACTGCGATAGCGGTGGAATTTGGCGTTGGCTACGGCGGTGTTTTCAGTAATTTCCGCGTGTTTGAATCCTACGCTTGGATGCACTCAATCTACGCAGGGTGGAAAAACCCAACTACTGCCGATGGCCAATTTTATGATGCGGTTATCCCAGGGTATTTGGAACCCGAAATGTTCCCACTTGGCGATGGCAAGGGTGATTACTACCTATTTATTGGCCGTTTGATTGATCGAAAAGGCTACAGAATCGCCCAAGAGGTATGCCAACGCTTAGGAAAACGCCTCATTTTGGCAGGTCCAGGTGAGCAAATCGGCTACGGCGAATTTGTGGGAAGCGTAAATCCTGAAGAGCGTGCTGCGCTTATGGGCGGTGCAATCGCCACCTTTGCGCCAACTCTCTATGTTGAGCCGTTTGGGAATGTAGTTATTGAATCTCAGGCTTGCGGTACCCCAACGATTACTACCGATTGGGGCGCTTTTACAGAGAATAACCCCCACGGCGTTACCGGTTTCAGGTGCCGTACTCTCAAAGAGTTTATGGATGCAGCCGAGAATGTGAAGCAATTGGATCGCGCCGCAATCCGAGAGCGTGCGGTTTCTCTCTATAACCTTGATACTATCGGCGCTCAATACAATGATTATTTCCAACGATTGCTTACCTTATGGGGCGATGGTTGGTATGAATTGGGGGAATAGTGAACCGCAAAGAGATTTTAGCCGAGGCCGATAGGCTCACTCACGGCGATAGAGAAAAGAATTATGGTTCAGCTTTAAGCAACCATCAAAGAATTGCCTCTTTATGGTCAACATTTCTACAAACTGAAGTAACACCGGCGCAGGTTGCAATCTGTATGGGGTTGGTAAAGGTTGCTAGATTGATTGAAACACCTGATCACCTTGATAGTTTTATTGATTTGGCAGCCTACGCAAGTATTTCAGGCGAGATTTCAACAGAATAGATTTAGGCGCTCACACGCCCCCAATAAGTAAACCCCGCGCCTGCCGTTCCAGGTGCGGGGTTTACTTGCTTTTTAACTACTTTATATATTCCTTGAGTGCTTCAATAATAATTTGTGAGGCGCTTTTTCCTTCATCTGTAGCTTTTGCGGTTACTGCGCTCCACAATTCTTGCGAAACTCGAACACATCTAATTGGCGTAGGGGTCATTTTTCACCCAATCATCAAGCAAAACTTTGGCCATTTTGCGGTGCATATCTGCCTGATCAGGTTCATTGCAAGCGATTGCCTCAAGGCACTGATTAATGTGATACATAACTACATCTGTAAAAGTCATTTTGTAATCACCAAATCAATCATTTTTGAGCAAGAGCCGTAGCCAAGGGTATTTCCAGGCATATTGCCTACATAACACACATCACGGGTTAGGTAGGTAAAGCCAAGCACTACAAGGATTACAAGCGCCCACATCACGATTACACCGCGTTTGTTGAGTTTCATTCTTAATTCTCCAATTCTTCAATAAAGGCAATAGTTAGGGCAGAGTTCACAATTGCACCGCGTAGGGCAAGTTTCATTTGGTCAATGTCGCAATCCTCAATTGATTGCTCAAGGTTTTTGGCAATATTGCAGATTGAATCTTGAATCTCAATGAATAGTTCCTTATATGCGCCCATTTTAGTTTTCTCCCACTCTCACGATAAAGCACTCATAACATTCGGACATTTTGGCAACGCCATCAAACTTTTTGGCGCATAGGTAGCAGGTGTTTTCATAAGTCATTATGCACCTGCCTTAATTGTGTTGTATGGATGGTTTGGTGAATCCCAAGGAACGCAAGTTTCGCAAACTAGATTCTCGCCCCCTAGTAGGTGAGTGAAGTAAAGCGCCCAATTGCCAAGAGGTGTTTTGTGTTGCTTTGCTTTTGGCTTTGCTTCAATTGCACATCTCAAATACATACCTGCGTGTGCTTCACAAGTAACATCTCCATTATCGGAAACCCAAAGTTTTTGTGTAGTCATTATGCAACCGCCTTT